CCATCTGTCCCATCTGCAATCCGACGAGTTGCAGTTTCACCGCGAGTTGTTCCTGCGACATCCCTGCCTGCATCCGTGCCTCCCGGATGCGCTCTCCGGATAGATTGCATTTTCCGTCCAGCGTGTACAGTCTCATCGTCTTGCTCACCTCCGCTCTAATCATCTTTTGCATATTGACGATAACACGGAAGCGGTGCTATTCTTATAAAAAAGATGATTAAAGAAGAAATAAGTGTGTGCGAAAACAGAAAAAGAGAGCGAGCTTTTCGCTCGCCCTCCAGTCGCTCTTAGATGTCGGGGAGCTTGTCCAGCATCCCCAGATTGTCCAGCAGGTTATAGAGCACCTGCGCCACCGCCTCGCGGGTGATGGGCTGTTGCCATCCGTAGTTGCCAGCGCCGTCACCGTTGAAGATGCCCTTGCGCTTGCAGTACTCCACCGCCTCCTCAGACCACTCTCCGGGAGTGTCGCCGCTGTTGGCACACGAGGTCAGCTTGTCTCGGAGTTCCTTGATGTCCATGTCGGGCACGTTCTCACCTTCCTCCTTTTTCTTCATCCGCTCCGCCACATCGCGGCGGAAGCTGTCCATATTGTAGTCCATGTCGAGCTGCGCCCAGAGATGGTCCGGGTCGCCGTGGTTGCTGGCGATGCCCAGGGCGTGCCCTTCGGCGTGGCTCACGATGTCCGTCAAGGGGTCAAGCCCGTGGAAGGAGCACAGCTCGGCGTACAGCTCCACGGCATTGGCGGTCGTCTTTTTCACAAAAGCCACCGCCTTCGCCTTGTCGGAGCAGGTGAAGTTAGCCCCGCCGGTGTACTTGATGCAGGAAGGCTCAGTCATCTCAAAGCCAATGTGGGTGTTGTTGCTCTTGCCGCCGCCATGCCAGCCGCGCATCGCCTTGCCGGGGGTCTCCATGCAGGGCAGAGCCACGATGATGGAGTTCTCGCCGATGAAGCCGTGCACGCAGGCGCTGTCATAGCTCTCCTTGTTCCAGTTGCGGACGAACACCTCCGGGTCGGGCTGAGGGCAGCCGATGCTATGGAGCATCAGTCCCTTCACCGTGATGGTGCGTCCCTGCTTGTAGCAGGGGTTTTTGGTGAAATAGCGCTTCTCAAATTCCATCGGTTTTCACCTCGCCCTCAATGGCGTCCACCGCGTCCTGCACCTTGCCCACCGCTTCGCCGACGGCGGCAGCGTCCACGCGCCCCTCGGTGACGATGTAGGCGATGACGGATGCCACGGATACCACAGCACCGGATACGGTGCTGATGGTGCCTTCGTCCAGGCCGAACACCATAGACAGGCCCATCACCAGACCGGCGATAGCCGCCCACAGCTTACGGCTGGACAGCTTCTGCTTCAAAATTTCCATGACGTTTTCTCCTCCTTCTTGTCAGCAGTCTCGTTTGACCTTGTTGGAATTATTTTTTCCGAACACAGCGCTGTCGTTGTGCTCGAAGATATTGCCCAGTACCTTGAGAACATTGACACCCAGAATGGTCTCAATGGCCTGCTCGGAGAGCTCCACCACCGGGAACGGCTCGCTCAGGTATATCGTGGAGTACAGGGCGATGAGATAGGAGATAGACACCCAGCCCAGCGCGGCGATTTGCGTTGTCACAAAAAGCCACCGGGTCACGGACTTCGCATTTTTCATGTGACCACCTCCCAGTCTTTGACCTCACCATAGATGTGGTCGATGAAACTGTTGCCGCCCAGCGCCTTGTACGCTTCATAGAGAAAGATGAAATTCTCATATTCGTATTGGCGCATCCTTTGTTCTTCGCGGTGTTTGTAGTAGGTGTGAAGCATCTCGCTTCGGAGTAGGCATTTCTGTCCCTCTCGGACGTCATCCAGTCCCAGGACTTTGTTGCGGACGGGCTTTGCTATCAAGCAGATACAGGCGGCAATACCCGTGATTGCACCGGCTATTTCAGCCAGCAGGAGTAGTCGTTCCATTGTTCTCACCTCCTGACCAACGGATTATGAGATAACCATAGCAGACTTCGCCCGGAATTGCGTCAAGAGCCGGGTACAATTTTGAAAGGGTGATGATTTTGAAACAGACCATGCGGTCCATCGGTACATTCTTTTTGCTTCTAATCGTACACTTCCTCATACTGGCAATAGGAGCGCTTGTTTTATCTCTTCTGTTTTCTGCTCTCTTGAGCACAGCCGTGGGCCAGTTCTTTGTGGGACACTTGACGGGTGGAATGCCAGATGTTGCTTGCATCCTCGTTCCGTGTCTGATGTCCTATGCAGCCAGCAATGCAATTTGTAAAAAAGGAGCTGCGCCGATAGTAGCCCGTGTGTTTGGTATTTTCATTGTGTTGCTTAACCTGCTTTTTCTCATGGTGAATATTGCTGAGCGCGCATCTCTCATCGGAAGCATTTTACAAATCACACTCGGAGTGTGCGTGGCTTGCTTTATCCCGCAGAATGTCAGAGAAACCGCTGAGCGCCGCCCCAAAACCAACAAGGATAACGACACCTCAAACAAAGCTACGCTCCGTCAAACTTTGTGGGCTAAGTGCCCCATCTCCAGGCTCGATAGGTTGTTGTGGGCTCGTGTTATTATGGCTGCTGTATCAGTCTTCTTCGGCATTGTTGGTGCCATTATCTATACGACATATAGCGAGAGTTTTCATCTGTTTGGGTTTTTCGTAGTAATACTAATTATCTGTGTACCATCTATTTATCATTTGACACGCGATAAGTGGATGGACATACGCGATTATTTTACAATCGGCGGCCTGTATTTGCTGATATGGGGCTCTGCAGCTTATCTCATAATCAGCAACACATTGTTTGCTATCCCACGCATTGTTCTCGGTATTTTAATCGCACTGGCGTTTATTTCACTTGCAATCGGAGCATTCTTGCGTATATGAACAAAGAGAGCTGGGAGAAATCCCAGCTCTCTCTTTTTATTCCTTCCAGAAGTTGCTCATCAGGTAGCGCAGTTCATCATCCGTCAGCCACGGCATCAGGTCATCCACCAACTCCAGAACGTTCTCCTTCTTGGAGCCGGAGATGGTGTTGCCGTTTTTGTCCTTGTCTCCGCCTGTCATATCATACGCCGCTTTGAACAGGATGGCCTCAGCTTCATCCACGCCGCTCGACGCGCCGCCGGTTGCCCACTGCATCCACTTGGTGTCCACCGTGTACTGCCCGGAGGAATTGTCTGCCAGCGCCGTCTCCTTTGCGAGAGAAGCCGCGGCGCTCACCAGTTTGTCCTTCATCTCGGTATCCATGCCGCTCCAACCGGGATAGCCCTCAAAAGCATCCACGATTTCCCGGTAGGTGTCAGCTCGCTCGCTGTTATAGCGTTCAAACTGAGCGCTGCTCAAGTCGCTTTCGCCGAAGCTCTTGTCCTCATCCGCCGCAGAGGCGGAGTAGGTACGGGTGATGCCGATGTCATCTTGGATATTCTGCGGCACATCCGGCGTTTTTCCCGCCTTTACATCGGCGTTGTACTTGGACTTCATGTTGTCTCGGATGCGCTGAGCCGTGCCCTTCGTATCCGTTGCCAGCGCATCCGTCTCAATAAGGTCGCGCTTGATGTACTCATACGCCTCTGGGTCGTTGCACATCGCCTCATACAGCAGTTTCAGCACTTCGGAGGAACTGGTTGTGTGGTTGAAGTTTCGCCCCACTTTCAGCAGGTGATACCGCAGCCCATAGCTTCCGGTGTGTCGCATGACCTCCGTGGCTCCCACCCAAATATCTCGCTTGAGGTTGGCGACCGGAATACCGAAGGCTCGCGCCATTTCGACAAACAGGTTTGCGGACGCTCCCGCGATGCTGTATTTGCTGTCGCCTCGCATCGCAGAGAGCAGGTTGGTCGCCGCATCAACGATACCGGAGATAGCCTCCATGTCCATGCGGCTCACGTCGTAGCCTCTCGCCATAGAAAGCAAGTCCTTCGCAACAGGGATATATCCCGCGATATTGAAGGTGCTGCCCAGGTTGCCGCTCAGTGCCGCGTTGCCCAGCGCCTCGCCGAAGGTCTCCTCCTCGCCGGTGATGCCGGTGAAGGCAGACAGCCAGCGCTCCCAGTAGCCTTTCTCCTTTTCGTCATCGCGCAGGGCGTCCATGATGGACTGCGCCGCCGCGTTGACGATGCCGGACACACTCAGGGCAAACGCCGTCCTTGCAAGGCGCTTTTTCGCCGCTGTACGGTGTTCTTTGCTGGTGGCGTGCCTTGCGTCATAGGCGGAGGCCAAAAGCATATTGTACTGCTTTGTAGGCTCTCCCATAAACGATGTCATCATCTTCGTTAGACTGTCAGACTTTCGCATTATCTGAGAGCGCTGGAGGATGCCGTCCACCACCTGCGTCCGGTCCACGATTTCCGTGAAGCGTGCCGCCACGTGGTCGTAGTATTCCTTCGTGCCCGGTTTCAGCTCCTTATGCTTGGCGCGGGTCTCGGTCTCCACCGCGTTCCAGAGCATACCCCACGCCGCGCTGTCCATCTTACCCGCGCCCCACATGGAGACGGACTTGATTTTCTGCAACACGCTGTCGCTGTCAAAGAGCACGTCCTTCATCTGCCGTCCGGTATTGATGTCGAAGTAGCCCCAGTCCTTCCACTGGGCGATGGGCGCGTATTTCAGTGCCTTCTTCCATCCGCCGCTCGGCTTCATGCCGGCCACGAGATACTGCGGAGCCAGCATATCCATCGCTCTCAGGATGGCGGTGGGCTGCTGGATGATGACGCGCAGGTTTGCGCCCACGCTCGCCGCCTTGTAGTTGCTTGTGAGACCGCCGAGGTATTTGGTCTCTCCGTGGGTGCCTTTCACGCCGTTGGCAATATCCTCAAGCAGTTTCTGGAAGTAGGCGGAGCCGTGACTTCCGTGAACGTGGTCGATAATGCCTTTTACGGTGTCCGCAGTTTTGCCCTCACCGTCTCGGAAGGTGTAGTTGCGGATACGGTTGATGTCCTCCGTGGTGCCCAGCCACGCGGCGTAGGTCGCCATCTCGGAGGCGTGGGTGGCGAAGGTGTCGAAGATACTGCCCAGCCGGACAGAGTTGTTTGCCTTGGGCTTGATGGCCTTGGTAAAGCCCCGGTTTGCCACGCTCGTCGCCTTCTGGGAGTCCTTGCTTACATCGCTCTGCACTTCCTGTCGGTTGGAGCGTATGGGCCAGTAGTGCTCCTCGGTGAACTTCTTGTAGTTGTACACCTCCATGCTGGCGCGGTTGCCGTAGTCGCTCAGCTCCTTGGAGGCATAGTCCTGGAGGCGCTCTGCGATAGCCACCTGCTCCGGGCTCAGCAGGCCGATGGCGTTGGTGACTTCTTCCAGTGTCACTCCGCGCAAGGGCTTCAACTTGGTATCAGCCTTGACGGAGTTGCGCACCACCGTATCCGGAAGGATGCCGCCTACCATGATATGCTCCACCGCCTGCTCGCGGCGCATCAGCACGTACAGCTCCATGAGCTGTGCCGTGCTCAGCTTCACGTCCTCGCCGCCCAGCTTTACCGTGTGCAGCTCCTTCTCCAGCGCGTTCACGTTGACCTTGCCCAGCGCCTCGTGGGTGAAGTCTGCCACCGCCTTCATAATGCGGATGTGCTCATCCTGCGCTCCGCGCATCATACGGAAGATAGCGTCGCCGCTGTCGCCCAGAAGGTGCAGGAACGTTTCTGGGGTCATCATGTCCAATCCAGCCAGCGTCTGCCCTTTGCCCAGAACACCGCCCGGTCCGGCCAGCGTCACAAACGCCTTCTTGCCCTCATTGTCCCGGCGCAGAGCCTCCGCCGCCTCAGTCACGGTGGCAAAGCGTGCCGCCGCAAACATCTTGTTGGCCGTGCGGATGGATGCCTCCACCGCCCGGATGGTCTGCCAGATGGTCTCCAGCTCCGTGCTGTTCATGTTTGCGATAGGCTTGCCAGCCATAGCTATAACAGCAGTGAGCAGACCGTCATCCCCCAGCAAATCAGGGTCAACAACGATTTCCCCGGCGATGTCGGTGTACGCCTGTTTCAATTCGGCAAATGCTTTCGTGCGCTCCGTTGCCTCAGCTCCCGGTGTGCCGCGTTCGACCTTGTGGTATATAGCCTCTTTGCCGTACTCCAGGTCATAGCCGCTCTCAAGGTTGATAGCTTCCAGCAGTCTGGCGACGGGTCCGCGCAGTGCCTCCGGCACGTGGTGCTTGTCACTGGGTCTCAGCAGCTCGCCGCTCAGTGCCTTCACGTGCTTCTGGATTTTCGCTCTCAGAGCGGTCGCCTTGCGGCTCTCCCGTGCCTTCGCGTCCTTTGTGCGGAAGTGCGCCTTTAGCTCCTTGATTTTGGCATCACGGTCAGCTCTCACCTTACGGAGCGCTTCCTTCGTCCGCTCCTGTCCCTGCTTGCGTATCTCGGCGATGCGCTCGTTCTTCTGCTGGCGCAGACGGTCCAGCCGCTGGCGGTCTTTTGCCTTCTGCGCATCCAGCTTCGCCGCCTGCCGGTCTGCGAAGGTGGGAGGGGTCTGCCGGATGTCCTCAGAGATGAGGCTGTCGATGATGTCGTTGGCGAGGTACTCCGTCGCCTCCGCCATGTAATAGCTGAACGGATTTTCATAGATGGGCTCCATGCCGTCCAGCAGGTCGGCCAGGTGCATGAGCTGGTCTGCCGGGTGGATGATGTCGCTGGGGAAGTAGCTCTCGCCGTATGCGTCGTTCAGCTCCATCCACAGCACGTCGATGGGCAGGCCGTCCTTCGCCAGAATGAACTTGCCCATGTTCCGCTTGCGGAAGTCGCCGTAGTCGGCGATGTCGCTCTGGTCGTTGAAGGCGATGCGCTGCTTGCGCAGGCGGCTCTTGATTTCCCGGTAGAGCTCCGCCTCTCCATCCTCCACCAGCACCTCAGCGCTCTGTACGATGTCCCGCGCGATGGATACGGCGCGGTCCTTCACATCTGCCCATGTCAGCTCGTTCTTGCCGTCTCCGCCGCGGACGAGGAAGTCACCCAGCGCCTGGAGGTCGGCAGTGATGTCCTTCGCCTCCAGCGTGCTGTCGTATCCCTTGATGAGCCGCTTTGCCAGCTTCTCCACGTCGCCCTTGCGGACCGTGCGGCTCTCAGCCGTGGTGCGCTTGGTCTGTCCCTTCCAGTAGTCCATCTTCTCCCGCAGGGCTTCATTCTGCTCCCGCAGGTCGCTCAGGCTCTCCAGCTCTCTGGAGTACTTGGAGCGAGGGAGGCGGTACATGGTATCGCTCAGTCTGTAATCGGCATTTCTGCCTTTGTTCTCCACGAAGCCGTGCTCTTTGTACCACTTCGTCAGCCGCGCCTTCGTCCCGAACTCGGAAGTCGGGGTCAGCGTGATGGTTTTTCCGGTCGCGTCAGCATAGGAGATGATGTCGGTGAGGATTTGCGTGCCCACGCCTTGGTTTCTGAGGGCTTTCTTGACCACCATGTTGTCGATGGAGATGGTCCCGTCAGCCTTCTCGTGCAGATACAGATGGTCGGTCTCGTCGGCATAGTTAGATTTGATGGCATCCAGTTCTCTGCTGAACTTCACCCTGCCGCTCTCTTCGATGTCAACGCCAGCGTTTCTCAGCTCGCTCAGAAGGGAGGGCGTCACAACATTGTCGGGGACTGCAATGCCGGTGCCGTCGAGCAATTCCTTATACATCGCCGCAACTTCTGCGTCCGGAACGATGCGCACCGGCTTTATCCAGCGGGAAAGGAATACTTGGCGCTCGGTGCCCGTCGCCTTGCGGAGCTGTCCTGCAACAGTGCCGGTATGCCACGGATGCCAGCCGACGGCATCTTTCGCAAACTCTGCGCGGTAGCCGCTCGTCGCCTCACTCACCGGCACCTCACACTCAACCGTCACAAGGTTGTCTCTCTTGTACGCGCCGCTGAACTGGTCGTTCAGCACAAGGTTGGAGGAGTGCATATAGGGGTTATATGCCGCTTCAATACTGCCTTGCCCCTTGCCCTTGTCGAGCTTGAATTTATTGCCGTTTCGGATGAGCTCCGGGTGCTCTGTTGCCTGCTCCCAGGTGCCGAGGGTGCTCGCGTCCTCGTACTGCCCGTCAATTCTGGATGCCATCGGCGGGTACAGCTTTCCATCCACGAGCTGCATGGTCTTGTACGTGGTGATGGTGTCCTGCCCGTCGAGGAACTCCAGCGTGTCGCGGTCTGTCACCTCTCTGCTGAGCTTCACGCTCGCGTCGTAGAAATTCGCGTCCGGGCCTTCGTTTTCCACGGACAGCTTCACGTCGCCCACGCGGTTTTCGGTGTAGCCTCCCGCATCCAGCGCCGCCTTCTCCTGGAGCAGGCGAGCAAATGCGATGTACTGGCTCTGAGTGAATTTGTCGTTGTAGTAGCTCCGCTCGTACACACTGCTCCGCCCGGTGCCGATGGTCTCCGTCCACTCGATGAAACGCGCCACGAAACGGGCGAAGGTCTCCTTGATGTCTCCGGAGTAGGCAGAGCCGATGTCGCTGCTCTCCACCAGCGTGTCGGTGAAGTCCTTGAAGCGGTCAAACCACTCTTTCGCCTTCCCAGTGACCCGTTCGGTGTTGCGGTAGGCTTCCGTCAGTGCACCGTGCAGTCCCAGCTCTCGCGCCCACTGATAGTCCAGCGCGTGTCCCATCTCGTGCGCCACGGTGTTGGGTGCGTTCTCGATGCAGTGGATGAGCCGGTCGCTGTTCAGATAGTAGCCGTTGCACTTGCCGCTGGAGGTGTTGGTGTTTCCTCTGCGGTTGACGCCTTCATAGGTGTCAAATCGGATGGTCAGCCAGCTCCAGTCGATGTGGGTGTCAAGCGCCATCATCGTGCGTGCGATGTAGCGGTTCTGGAAAGCGTCGCCGCGTCCCTGCACCTCTTTCACCATCCGCGCCACCTCGTCGGTGTCGATGCGTGCCTGGTTGACGTATGCCATGTTCTCAATGCCCGTCCAGCGGTTGCCTGCGGGGATGCCGGCATTGATGCGCAAAGAGATGTCCCGCGCCTTCGCGGAGTAATTGCTCCAGCTTCTCAGCTTCTTGTTCAGCTCCGCCTCCGTCAGCCCCAGCGTCTCCGCCGCGCCCTTGTTGTGGGCATAGAGGAGCACCTGCGCTCTGGCTTCCATGACCTCGCTCCGGTTGCTCTTGGTGACGCGCTGATTGGCAGTCTCGTAGAGCGCCCTCGCGTTCTCCACTGCCTGCGGTGCGTAGAAGCGGTTGTCCGCCACCTCCACAGAGCTGGAGAGGTCGGCCTTCGCCGCCTTCTTTGCCACCTTGCCCGTCAGCGTACCGGCGGCGTATGCCTCCAGCATATCCTCCACAAAGAAGTCCTCGTTGAGGATGCCGGGTATTCTGTCCAGATAGGCGCTCTGCAAGGAGTACTCGTTCTCGACGATGAGCGCCACATCTGCGGCACCCTCGCCGCGCAGCCACTCGTCGCCGTTCTTGTACTCGCCGTCAAACCATTCCTTGATGTTGCCCAGCACAAAGGCACGCTGTACCATCTGCTTCGCCTGTGCCATCGTCATGGACTGGTTGATTTGCTCTTGCAGGGAAGTGGGCTCCGCGCTGAGCTTTACTTCGCCATCATCGGCTGTACGAACTGCACCATCTCCCGCGCCGTCGCTCCGCTCTCCAGCTTCTGCGCCACCTCGTTCAGTGCCGCCTCGCTGTCCTCGGCTTCTCTCGTCGCCCAGATGACTGTCGTGGTCACGCTCTCCGGAAAGCCCATGCTCTCCATCACGTCCAGAACGTCCCGTTCTGCCTCGTTTCTGACCTTCATCGTCGATTGCCTCCATTCTGATGACAGACCATTCTCCGTTTCTCTGCATCTGCAAAGTGAGGAGCGTGTTGCCCAGCTCCATCTTTGCGATGCTTCCATCGTCAAAGAAGTCCGGGTTGTACTCGGCTGTCATGATTTTCTGATAGTAGCTCGCCCAGTTTATCTTGTCGCGGAACTCATTGACCATCTCGCCCTTGCGCAGAGCTCTTCGCCGTTCCGCTTCATCCCGGCTCAGCTTTTCCTCGGTGGGGCCTCGGATTTCGTTGCCGCCGCCTTCCTCGCTGGATGCCGCCGCCTCGCGGGTGGTCTCGGAGAAGCGGGTCGCTCCCTCGTAGTCCGTGAGGTAGTCAAAGATGTCGATGCCGCCGTAGGCGTCCGCAAGGATTTCTTCCAGGATGTACTCGTTGCTCACGTTGGTGTAGCCATACTCGTCGATGTAGGCGTTCACCATTTCCGTCAGCTCTGCATCGCTGTACTTCTCCGTCACCTGCTTGCGCACCCGCTCCAGAAGGGCGGGGTCTGCCTTGACCTTGGCATGGAACTCCTCGTGCTTGAGGATTTGCTCCACGCTCAGCCGTTCATGGTCGGCACGCACCCAGATGCGCTTGCCGTCAGCAGAGATAGCGCCGCGAGCGCGCACGCTCTTGCCGCCCTCGCTGACTTCCAGCTCGCCGGTGAAGTAGATGACCTGCCTGCCGCTCTTCGCCTGCTCTCTGGAGGCGTTTCTCATCTCATCCGTCCACAGAGAGGAGGGCACCACTTTCAGCGTCTTGCGGGTCGTACCCGTGCTGATGCCCAGAGAGGCAGTGCTTACTTCTTGGAGCCCTTGAGCATCGACAGCAGCTCGGATGCTCTGCGCTCTGCGTCCTTGGGGCGTTCCCCGCGTTTGAGTGCTTCCTGCCCGGAGGTAAACGCCGCCACCTCGCTCTGGGGCAGATACACGGTGTGCCCACTGTTGCTCTCCACCGCTACCCGCAGTTCCTTCTTCGCCATCGCTCTCGACCTCCATTTCCAAATTGTCGTTGGGATTAGTATAAACGGCCTCGCCGCTATTTGCAACTGCGCCGTTTCTCTCCATCTGTCCAGCCAGATATGCCGCCTCTCTCTGAGGCTTGGTCAGCACGTCATAGCCTTCCACGCTCGCCGCGTCCTCGCCGTTCAGCCCTGCTCGGTAATAGGCGTTCATGGCAGGGAAGTATTCCTCGGCAGAGACAGAGCCGTCATACAGCGAGCGGAAGGTCTCCGCCGTTGCCTTGCTCATGTCCTGCGTCAGCTCCTTCACCCGTCGGGTGTCCAGCGCCTTCACAGCGGTGTTTCTCTCCGTGGAGGTATCTGCGCTCGTCTCCTGCGCTTGCGTGGCTCCAGAGGGGCTTGCAAGGCTTCTCACAGCGCTTTTGACCGCCGCTCTGCGCTGGGACTTGCTCATATCGTTCGTCAGCGTGGTGCCCGTCTCTCGCACCAGCGTGTTCACCGCGTTCACGTTGCCCAGAATGGCGCTCGCCATGCGGTTCGTCACCTTGCCGCCGTTGGCTACCTCCTGCGCCGCCTGCTCCAGCAGCTTGGAGCCATCCTCCTCGCTCTGGATGTCCTGCGCGTTGAGCTGATACATACGACCCAGCTCATAGTTGGTCAGCGCGCCGCCGCTCTCCAACTTCGCCTTGAGGCGGGTGGCGTACTGATAGCTCTGGGTGCTGGGGTCGCTTGCCAGTCCTTCCTCCACGAAGGCGCTGATGTCCTCGGCGGACAGGTTCATGCTGTTGAACTCGCGCCCCGCAGCCGTGGTGCGTGCGTCGTTCACCACCGTGGGGCCAGCCTCCAGAGCGAAGGTAGACAGCGCGGTGATGATGGCAGTCTCCAGCATCTCTTGCCCGTTGGGGCCGTCAAATTCCTCGCCGAAGATAGCCATGCGGAACACGGGCTCCAGCCAGAGTTGCAGTTCTTCCTCCGTGATTTCACTGCCGATGGAAACAGCGCCGCCCAGCGTGACGCGCGCCAGCGCGCTGTCGAATTGGCTGACTTTGCCCATCAGCTTGGTCGCCATGCTGCCGTTGCCGCGCAGTGCGGAGATGCCGCCCAGCGCCTTTGTGAGCAGAGCTTCGGATGCGCCCACGGCTGTGCCGTATGCCAGCGCCTGCCCTCTGCTGTACCCTTCCTCGATTGCCTGCCCGTAGGCGTTGCCGCCTGCGCTCACGCCCAGCGTGGCGAGACCAGCTCCGCCGCTCATGGTGCCGATGAGGATGCTGGGGAGCATATTGCCCACGGTGTTGCCTGCGGAGTAGGCGTATTTACCCAGCCCCTCTAAATCCTCAAGGAGGGCTTGGTTGGTAAACGCCATAGAGCTCGTCGGGAGTGCGTCGCCGTCGCCGAAGATGGCGTTCCCCGTCTGCCGCACGCCGGTGGTAAATTGGTCGAGACCGCCAGCCAAACTCATGAAACCGTGTGCGGCAAAATTCCCAAAGGGATTTTCGATTGCCTGCACGCGCTCTGCCACGCCGGTGCCGTGTCGGTAGTTCAGCGTCTCTTCCAGATAATCGAGGTACTCCTGCGCGACATCTTCTCCATCCCTTGCCAGCAGATAATTATAAATATCTACCTCATCCTCGGTCATGTAATGGTACAGACTGCGACCGGTCATCTGGCTGTTGTTCATCTCGCCCATGCCGATTTCAAAGTAATTGTCGCGGGAGTAGGTGACGATGTTCTGCGGTTTCTCTCCGCCGAAGTTTTTGCCGAAGATGGTCACACCCTTCTCCACGTCATCGAGGGAGGGGTTTTCCAGCGCCGCGCCCTGCCCAGAGTACAGCTCGAAGTCATCAGCGTTTGCCAGCTCCGCATATTCCTGCCCACGCAGGAACTCGTTGTACACCCGCTCATTGTCAAACTGCGCCCAGTAGTCGTGTTCGCTCTGGAGCCCGGTGCGTGCATCGTTCAGATACCTGTCGCCCTCGTCCAGCATGGCAAGTATTTCGTCCACCACGTCATCGCCGTACAGAGAGCGGTTCTCGGAGAAGTAGTCGCGGTAGGAGCTGCTCCGGTCGAGCATAGCGTCGATTTCCGCGTTCCGCGCCGTCTGATACTCAGCAAATTCACTCGTGGTGTGATATGTGCCTTCCCGCTCAGTGAAGTCATTACCCAGCCGCTGGAGCAGAGAGTTGGTTCCGGATGCCCACGTGCCGACGCCCTTCTCCGCACGGACTTGGGAGGAATACGTCCCCCCGTTGTCAAATCCGTACTTCTGTTGCAGGCTGCTCAGCCCGGACATCGCCTTCGTACCGGAGAACGTTTCCTTCTGCTGGTCGCGGACAGCAGTGCGCTCAGCTCTCTGCTCGTCCTCCGCCGCCTTTGTGGTCGCTTCGCTCGGCGTGAAGCCGTATTTCTTTTGAATGTTCAAAAGAGCAGTCTTTGGCTTGCTCATTTTCTACCCTCCTTACAGGCGACCATCCCTCACTGCGTTGTACAGGCTGGAATAGTCCATAACGTTCAGCACGCCGTCAGCATAGCAGTCGCGGAGCAGTTGCAGTGCATCGTCGGTCTGCCCGTTCTGGATGAGCTGCTGACACATGGAGCGGACTTCCTGGTAGTTGCTCGCCGCGGCTTCATACTCATCCAGCGGCTTGCCGCCCACCATGATGCCGTCGCCCTCATCGTCCGGTTCGTCATCCGGGGAACCTCCGTTGCTCTCCAGCCAGTTGGCATAGCCCTCGCGAGCTTCCTGTGCGGCGCTCTGATTGCCGATGCCCAGCTCCTTGTAGTAGTAGGTGAGCATAACGTCCGCCTCGTCGCCGTAGGTGTCGTACAACTGCTGATACCATGCGTTTGTGCCAATCCGTGCGTCGATGCCGTCTCCGGTGGGCGTGTCGCCGCCTCCACCGCCACCGCCTCCGCCGGAGGAGGTCTGCTTTGCCGCCTGTGCCTGCTGAGAGTAGTACATCTCGATAGCCGCGAGCTCTGCCTGGGTGTAGCCGCTCTCCGCCACCAGCGTGCTGTCCAGCTCCGAAGCCTTGCCGCCGGCGGCAAGGTAGTTGTCGATACGCTCCTGCGCATCGTTCTTTGCATCCCTGCCCACCTGGTAGTTCCACTCGGTGTCGTAGCGGCTGTCCTCGATTGCATCCCTGCCCACCTGGTAGTTGTAGGCGCGGTCGTCACTGAACACGCCGTAGTCGAAGTTGCGGTCGGTGTTGTACTGGTCAAGAAGGGTGAGGTACTTGTTGTAGTCGCCCTCCTCCAGCGCCATCAGTAGCTGGATGTTCTGGTACTGCTCGTCGTATTCGTCCATGTACATGGAGTAGGCGAGCTGCTGGAGCTCCGGGATTTTGTCAGAGAGCTGTGCCATGTAGTAGTTGTTCGCCTGGGCTCCTGCGGTGGTCGCGTAGGAGCTTGCAAGTCCGCCCGTCCGCGCCGCCACCTGCCCGATGGTGTCCTGCATCGCCCGGTCGCCCTCTCTGGTGTAGGTCTCCGCGTACTGGTGGTAGAGCGGGTCCTGGGTGTAGTCGTAGCTGAACGGGTCTCTGTTAAGGAGAGCCTGGGTCAGCTCGTCTATCTGCGCCGAGTACTTGCTGGTGTAGGTCGGGGCGCTCTCATAGGTGAATTTTTCCCCAGTCGCCAGGGGGATGTACTTGCTTCCGTCGCTGTCGCCGGAGTAGCCGTAGTTGGCGCGGATGCCTTCCGCGTAGCTGTGGGCGCTGTCCCAGTCAGTCTCGCCCATGACCGCAGAGGCACGCACGTCGGCGATGGATGCCAGCTCGTCCTCCGTCATGTACTGGTTGTCGTAGATGGAGCCGCCGTAGGTAGGGTTGTAGCCACTGCCGTCGGAGCCGCCGGAATAGCCTGCGCCCATACGGATGGTCTCCGCCTGGTTGTGCGCCTGGTCCCAGGAGATAGCGCCGCTCTGCGCCTGCTGGGTGAGGTCGGCGATAAACGCCTGCTCCTCCGCGCTCAGATGTTCCTTGTCATAGTTGGATACTGCCATGTTGGTCTCCCTCCTTATGTGCTTGCATTTTCAAGTGCGGCAACACGCCTCTCCAGCAGGGAGTAGCTCTGCTGGAGGGTGTTGAGGTTGTTCCCCAGGGAGCTGACCGTGCCGCTCAGCTTGGTGAGGTTGCCGCTCATTTCCTCCAGTGCTGCCGCCGTCTCGCTGTCCGCTTTCTTGAGCTGCCCGATGAGGTAGTCAAGGTTCTCGTGCAGATAGATGAGGTAGTTGGAGATGTTTTTCACTGTGCCGCCCACGTCGTTGGGGTTGTTCGGGGGAGGGCTTTTGCTCAGTATGGTCGCCATCTCTTACACCTCGCTCCCCACTTCAAACTCACGGATGAAGCTCTTGACCGTCACTCTGCCTTTGCCCACCAGCTTCACCCGGAAGCTGTCGCACCGCGTCGGTCGGAAGTGTGCCGTCATGGTGGGGGATTTGCTGTCGTGGGTAGCCCAGACCTTCTTCCACGGTCCTTTGTCGCAGGAGATAAACACCTGCATCCACGCGCCTTTCTCCACCTGGAGCCTCATATACAGCTTGGAGTAGCACTTGCGCTCGTTCACCTGCTCCGTGAAGGGAGCGAAGGTGGCGTACCAGTCGATGCGCCCCTCCTCGCCGTCATCCTGCCCGGTCGCCACCACCTTCTTGGTGGTGCCGTCCAGATAGTAGAGGGTGCCGTCCAGATAGGCAAAGTCTGTTGCGTGGGTCTCGTCCTCTCTCAGCCAGATGCCGCGGAGCGTGTCATACACGAACAGCCCCCAGGCGTCGGTATCGTCTCGCATGGAGATGTAGTATCGCTCACCGTCAGTCCCGGCAACAGCGTCGTAGTAGCGCTTGGTGCCAAAATTCTCACTGATGAGCTCCGGCACGCCGCCGGTGAACACATACACGCCGTTGCGTCCCTTGTAGAACAGCGTCTCGTTGATAATGAGAAGGCTTTTCTCACTGCCCCTCTGGAGTCCCTGCACGGTGTAGGTGTAGATTTCATAGTTGGATGGGTAGCTCCCCAGCACCTTGTGTACGCAGTGCTCTTTCCAGAAAAGCACGCTGGAGGAGTAGGCGATGCACCCGGTGAAGTCTCCGTCGGTGCCCACCGCTACGGCATAGCTGTCCGTGGATAGCCCGTCGTAGACGTTGAAGTTCTTGGGGTCGCCCAGCGCAGAGGCGTAGATGGTGGTGCCTGCCGCGCCCCAGATACGGTTGTCGCATTCGCAGATACAGGTGAGGTCTGGCACAGACCTCTTGAGCGTTACCTGGCCCGCCTCAGACCCGGCGGTGAAGGTGTTGGAGTAGAAGGTCATGCTGGTGGTCGTTATCTCTCGCACGATAACGGTCTTGTTGTTGCCCTCGATGGTGGTGCATCCGCTGATTTCCACCGCGTCGCCCTCGGCAAATTCTGCGTTCAGCGCCTCGTAGCTGTGCAGGGTGGACTCGTGGAGCATCCATCTGACCTGGTACT